CAGTTGTTGTTCGCTCATATTGGTTGGTTTTAGAGTTTAAAATTAGGTACTTTAGTGTTAATAACCAAATTAAACAAGCACATTTAAGTTGAAAATGTCGTTTTTTATGGTATCATCAAACTTATTTGATAGCTGACCCTTAATCTTAGAGATTGAGTGTAAAACTGTTGTTCTATCCCTATTGAACAATTTTGCTATTTCCTCGCCACTTAAAGCAGTTTTTTCCTTAGTTAAGTACATAGTCATTTGTCTTGCCAAAGTAACTTCCTCGCCTCTATATTTGGACATCATTTGTCCATATTTTATTTGGTAGTAATTACATACTTTCTCGGCAATATTGACCGCATACTCTTTCTGTTGTTCCTTGTCCATTCTTATTGTTTTTATGTTTAAATGTTTGTCTAATAAATCCTTTAATTGATTTATCTCTTTTTTTAGTTCTTTGTTCTTATCACGCAAAACCTCTATTTCAAGTTCTGCCATATATGTCTTATGTACTTCTCTCATTAGAAATGTAAAAGGTTAATTGGGAGCATAAACTCCTCTGTTAATGTATATAGGTCTAATATTAGGAAATGATAGCTTTTAAGGATTCTACGCTGGATGTCATTCATCCTTGCAACCTTGATTAGTAAATCTTCTTCGCTTATCATTGTCCTTGTATCATCCAATCCTCGCCTCCATTCTGCAAGGTCAGCCTCAAATAGATTTTGCCTTCCTTGTGCTTGTTTTAGCAGTTCCAGAAGCATTGTTGCTCTTTTGTGCAACTTCAGTTGTTTCTCTTGATAGATTAGTTTGCTCATATTGTTTTAGGATTTTATAAACCAACTTGCTAAGCGTTATACCTTTTGAGTCGGCTTCGGTTTGTAGATTAGTCTTGATTTGCTGACTCACTAAAGTCGTAATTAGGGTTTTCATAGATTTCTTTAATGCCTTTTGCTAAGTTTAAACAGGCTTCAACTGTTTCTTTTACATAGCCATCATTTGGCATAATTAATAATTTAGTTTCTAAAGTGTTGATGTAAAGTTCAATTGCGCTCATAGTTAAATGTTTTGAAGAATTGCGGTAATAATAAATGCCACTAATACGATAATAAATGCGTACATAGGTTTGATGCTTTCTTGAGCATATCGCTCATTAGATTTCTCTTGTGGAGTTTTTAGTCTGTTCATATTGGTTGTTTTGGTTTAGAAATCAAAGATAGGGCAAAACCTTATAACTTTATCAAACAAGTCAATTATTTTAAATAAATGTGATGAACGGCAAATAACAAGGATAAATGGTTTAATTTGACTTATAAGGGATAAATATGTATCAAAAAGTGCGTTTTATGACACATTATCGTACGAATAAGTGCTAAAAAACCCCCAAATAAGACTAAATGGGGGTTAAACCTAAGTTCTCCAATATGAATTGCAAAGATATATAAAAAACCCCAGCTTTTTAGGACTGGGGAACTATGAACCAACAACTATTTAGAACCATCTTGCAATGGTGTATCATTAGAATTGTCTACCATTCGGTATCCTTGCTGCCAAAGAACCTTACATAAAGTTACGCTTTTCTCTATAATGGCTTCTTCATCATCCATTGGATTGAGTATATGTAAGCACTCGTGCAACAGGATTTCAAGCTGCTTCTTGCCCTTTAGTCGTGAGTCAATATACACAACACCATCACTTTCAGCAATGCCGTGTGCTTGTTCCCTACCTAATTTGCGATATATTACTTTAATCTTCATCTTTCAATAAAGCTAAATCTGGTCTGTCTATTTCTTTAAATATAAGTTTCTCGCCACCTCTTATCTTACCTAAGGTTAACTTGATTTCTTGTTCTAAGTTGTGGAGTTCAATTAGTTTAGTAACTAACCATTGCTCTTGTTGTATTGGTGTCAATTTTGCAAAGTTTTTAGGGTATCTCATATTGTTTAATTAGATGTAAAATGATAGTTTTTGTATGACTTTAATTTACCTTTTAAATACTTTAATATAGAACTTTGATGAATATTTAATTCTTTAGCGCAATGTCCAGAGCCTATAAATTCGCCCAAATATACACCATCTTTATATGCTTTTATGTAATGCTTAAATGAACTTGCTTTGTCTTTGTTAAATGTAGATAAATGTTTTTTAGTTTGCTCATTATGTTTTTTACCTACATTCTTATTTGATATTTTTAGCTTAGTTTCATTACTACATTTTTTACCAAATGCACCTTCGCCACCATCTGTCATATTTGCTAAACAACCTGTCTTATTATCTATTCTGCCATATAAAGAAATAAATTCCTTTTCTTTTATCATAGCATCTTCCCAGCTTAAATCATCACATAATATTTCAACTTCATAGTTTGTTTTATTTGCTATTTGTTTCCATATTACATTTCTAATACTTTTTAAATATGCCCTTTTATAATTAGGTATTTTACCAATACCAATATAAAATGGTTCATTTTTATCAAGTCTTATATGTCTATAAACGTATGCCATTAATATACTTTCATTTTAATTATTCTATGATTATGAACTCTATAATCTCCATTGTGTTCTTTATCTATAATGGCAAAACCTTGATTGTATGAATCAACGTGTTTACAATACTCAACATTAGGGTGCATCAAATGTCCAGTTGTATAAGTTGTAAATATCTCTTCATCAAATTGGTTTTTAGTAGTAAACTCGCTTGTCCTATGAACGTGCGATGCAATAGCGGACTGCTTAACCCTATCATATAACGTTTTTGCTGGACTCACACCACTACCCCTTCTAAATGTAGTATCTCCGTGAATGATAGGTAATTTGCCAAACTTAACGTGGTCTATGTTTTTAATCGGAATAATATTAAATGTGTTTAACATTAAGATTTCCTCAATCTCAAACTTACCATTTAAACCTAATAACTCTGGTGCTTTTGTTCGCATATACCTTTCATACCTAAATTCGTGATTTGAATCTAAGTTATAATAAATCGGAATCAATGGAAACGTTGCTCTTATAAATCCAAGCATCTCAATTATCGCCTCATATTCCTCATCAAACTTTCTGACTCTTGGGTCTTTCTGGAAATCGCTTAATTGATAAAAATCAACCAAATCTCCATTTATAAATAATGAATCAATCTTCTGGTCCAGTAAGTATTTAAAACAAGCATCAATTGCCTTTGGGTCGTGGAACGGAACTTGTAAGTCGCTTATAAATCCCATCTTCTTAATTCCCATCGGCAAACAATAAATAACCTTCTCCTCTACCCAAGTAGGTGGTTGCACAAAGTGTGAACCTGTACGCTTAAAATCTTCTATAAATTGTGTGTTCTTTCCTCTTGATGCTTTATCATCTCCAACTTTACCTCTGTAATATCTTATCAAGTATCTAACATTCTCTTGATTGTCAAAGTGTGCAGATTGCTCCTTCATAATCAAAGAAGCCAAAGTGTTAGATGGCATCCATTGTGGGTACTTGGCTAAATAGTCCAAGACTATCTGACCACTCATTGTGGTTTTGCTTCCGCCCTTTTTTTTTGTTGTTGTCATAGGTTTATTTTATGCGATACTATTTAGAATTAGGTCTGCTTCTTCTTCTCGCCTTTTTACAAGTCCATCGAGTCCAACATTCTCCCAGAGTCTTTTGCTTCTTTCTATTTGGTCCGCAATGCCTTCGTAGTCAGCTTTAGCAACAAGGTCAACAATTGCTCTCATTTCCTTTCGCCTATCGCCATCTAATTTGTTTCCCCTGTTGTAAATCATAGAAACCAAAGCACCTCTTGTGTCATCGTTTAACGTATCAATTTCTGGATATATACTTTTAGTCAAAGCATAGTACTTAGGTAGCGACTTATTAACGAATACATCGTATGCAAAATTGTACGGAATTCTAACTTGTAGAATTTCCCCTCTCATCATCGTTTTAACCGCCTCACCTTTTATCCCTACCACTTTCCTTAACGCATTGAGAAAGTTTAAATTTAAGCCATCCCAATCACTGAAGAACTGCTTTTCAGTTACATAACCCAAATCATATCCTAATCCAATTGTGCATCCACTATCGCCACCAGCCCATATAGGCTTCTGGTAGCGTTTCTCATAAACGGCTCTACCTCCTACCTCGTGCTTGATAATCATCTCAATTGCTTTCTTGGAAATCATAATATTACTTTTAACAAGTAAACAATACTAATTGCCCAGAATAGCAAAGCAACCTTAAATGCTAACTTTTCGTTATTTCTCATTTGTTGGTGAATTTATCAATTGTTGTTAATCCAGCAAAAGCCATAGTCATATAAAAAACTAAATCGCCTAAATGGTCGCTTTTAGTTATAACAAAGGTTGTAAATAAGCATAAAGCACCAATGGTTGCAAGAACTCTTTTATGACTCATTGAGCCAACTTCATCACTAAACATTGATATTATAAACTGCTTAAACTTCATTAGAATTTTTTATAGTAACCGAAAGAATATCCGTTCATTGTAGCCGTTGCCGTATATAAGGTGTTTTTAGCCGTTTTAAGGGCAATTGAGCCGCCAATACCAATTTGTCCGTTTGAGTGCTTTAAATCGCCTATAAATCCCAAATAAAGCTGGTTTCTTTGCTTTTGCTCATTAGTAATCGTTTTATAAATCACTTTCTCCTTTATTTGAGCAGTAAATCCCCTACCAATGATTGAATTAAGGCTGATTGTATCTTGAATGTATGCGTATCCTAATGAATCTATGCGCATAGTATCGGAATAAACCTTTACTTGGTTATAATCCTTTACGATTGTAATTGTGTCCTTGATTGTGTCTATTAGGTAAATAGTATCTAAAATGACAAAAGGGATAGAATTTCCCTTTATAAACTTAGTAAAAGTTTTCTGTTGGTAAACTGTGTCCGACTTAACTATCGGCTCTACTTTAGTATATCTTGCATCACTACCGATGAAAAAGATTAGAACCGCCACTAATAGAACGATTACTACCTCTTTCATTACTTGAATCTTTTAGTCGCTTTGATGTAATATCGTGCAGCTAAAAGTCCAGAAATAATAGCAATCAAACTCGCTAATAAAGAAACTATGGGTTGCACATTCGCAACACTAATAAATGCGGATGTTCCGCTAACAATAGTTAATAAGTCCGATTGATTGCTATTATGTACCATTACGCTTCAGTTGTTTCTTGTGGTGGATTTTGTTCTGCATTTAACTTACCTAAGAACTGCAATAATGGTAAACCATAAGCAGTTGGGATAGTGTTGATAAACGCTTCTAATTCCTTGATTTGTTCTTGATTAATTGTTATCATAGTTTTTATTTTATATACAAATATAGTTAAATATTCAAATAAATTACGGATTTGTAAAAGGTAACGGAAGCACCACAATCGGTGGGTTAACTTGATTTTCTATTTGAGCATCTAAATTTAGGTCTAAAGCCTCTATATCTAAAGAAGCATCCAACCAACCACATACGATGTCATAGGTTAAATCCTCGTAAGGGATAAAGTTAGCAACATCATCCTTTGAGAATGATTGAGAACCATAGACACTTGCTTGGTATTCTTTCTCGTTAATTGTTTCTTTTGCAAAGCGAGTCCAATGTGCGACAACAACAAAGTCAGTTAAATCACCATCTTTAGGAACGCAGTCTAATTGATTAATGTACCAGTATTTCATATTTATTTATTTTCTAATTGTTTAATTCTTGATTCTAATTCTTGGATAGCTTTTACTAATAAAGCAGTGATTCTATCATATTGAACACCATCTGCAACAATATTATCTTCTTCATCTTTATTCCAATGAACTAATCTTGGCTCTATTTCTGCCATTTCCTCTGCTACAAATCCAAAGTGTGACCATTCTTTATTATCTTTTTCACATAAAGAACGATACCATCTTGGTCTCATTTTGTAAATATTATTAACATAAGATTCTTCAATATCTTCAATTTGTGTTTTAAAACGAGCAGATGATGTTGAACGACCTATAAAATAATCAGGACTTCCAAAAATAAACATATTTGCAGATGTAGCAGTAGTATTATTATATGGGCCAATATTTAAAGCCATTGCACCATCTCCTCTTACTTTAAAGTAAAGTGTTGATTCACTATAATTAGTAATTTCAAAACTTGAATCACTACTATTTGTTCCAGCAGCTATTGTTAAACCATAACTTGTACCTGTACCACTTCCTGCTTTAATAAATTGTGTAAAATAATTATTAGCACCATTTAATTTTAATGCATTAGCTAATGTTGGTATGCTAATTTCTACTTTACCCCCCGATGTGATTCTCATTCGTTCGGAATTGCCTGTTCTTATACTAAAATCACTTGCACTTGTTGTTCCTACAAAAGAATCACTACTAACTCCACACTCAAGCATCACTGTTGTACCAGCAGGATTTGTTATTTTTACACCTTTCGTTCCATCTACTGCTGCATTTGCAACCGCTAAATGTAATAAAGCCGTTGGAGTATTTTGTGAAATTCCAACGTTACCACCATTTTTTATAGTTATTGCTTGTGTACCATTATTAATAATAAAATCTCCACTACTATCTCCTCCGTGTCCTATGTAAGCATTGATTGTACTACCAGCTTTATTTTGCTGAAAGTTTATTAAGTTACCTTGATTAATAAATGCGTTAGCTATTGTTACACTTATATTGCCAGCATCATTTCTTGAGAATGTAGCAGCACCATCTCTTGACAATGATAATACTGTTGTGTTAGCAGAGCCTCCAGAAGTTGTAGACCTATTAATTACAAAATCTCCTTCTACGTTTTCTTCAGTAAATATTCCCCAGTTTCTTCTATTAGCACCTACTATTGTATTAGTTAAAGATATACCACATCCAACTGAATTACCATTAACTCTAATTTGTGATTTAGGACCACTTGCAGATACGAAACCAGAGAAAGTACCACCACCATCACTATCAAGACGCATCCTAACTGTGTTAGTATTGGCATTATAGAACCATATATTATTTGTGTTATAAGCACCTAAAACTAAATCACCTAAAACTGCTCCTGTTATAAAGTTGTTATTAGCAGTAGCCATACCAACAGTTGCATAGTGAGTGAAACTTATAGCATTAATAAATGTTAAAGCTGGAGCATTAGATACTAATTGCAAATGATTTGCATCGCTTGTACTTGTTATAGTTACCCTTGCACCACTTAATGTACTTGTACCAATACCTAATTTTGCATTAGTATTATCCCAAAATAAACTACTTGAGCCACTCAAAGTACCACCACTTGTAGGAAATAATACTTGACCTGTTGTTAAGTTAGTTATAGTTGCACCTCCATTTACAGTTAACATTGTAGGTATGGTAGATGGACCACCTATTGCAACGAATCCGTTTGCACTATTTACTTTAAAATTCTCTGTTCCTATTGTTATAATTGAGAAATCTCCTTCAGCAGTCAAACTTAATCCACCATCAAAGTTTCTAAGGTTAGCCGATAAGTTATTGAACAAAGCTAATCTTACACCATCTGTTGCAGTAAGACCACTTGCAGCATTATGTAGCCATAATTGACTTTGAGTGCTATTGTAAATATCTATTCCATTATTAGGAGTCAATATACCAACACCAAAGCTACCAGATTCAGTAAGTGAAACAAATCCACTTTGATTAAGTAAAGTCAAGTTTCTTGCAGATGCAGTTCCTAATTTAGCCGTTTCTATTGTGTTACCATAAGTAGAATCTATTGCGATTCCTATTCCGTTATAGTTAGATGCACCTGTTTTGATAAGTAAACCATAACCGCTATTTAAAGCAGCATCAGCACCTATTGTCGCATTAGGTACGCTTGTGTTAACTCCTAATCTATTTGTTGATGCATCGTAAATAAACCCAGCTTCCGATGTGATGCTATTTGTACCATTCCAATAAGCAACTCTACCATCTGCACCACTACCAGTAATATCAGAAGTAATTGTCCAGCTTCTATCTGCACTTAAATCATAAGAAACTCCATTAATACTTAAAGTTCTTGATGTAGGAACACCACCCAAACCACTTAAAGTGTAATTAGGTACGTTTAAAGTATTGCTTGAGAAAGTTGCAGCACCACTTGAACCACTTGTTGTTAAGCTAATTGGAGATTGATAATCAGTATTTGCAACGGCAGCAGTAATTACACCGCTAACCGATTTAAGCATTGCATTAGCAACCTTAGATTGATAAATACTACCATCTGCACTATTTACTCTTAGGTTTTCAGCACCTAAAGTAATGATTGAGAAATCACCTTCAGCCGTAATACTAAACGCACCTTCGTAGTTCCTTAAATTAGCCGTGTTAGTGCTAAATAAAGCCAATCTAACACCATCGGTTCCTGTTATGCCAGAGTTAGCCGTATGAAGCCATAAGAAGGCACTTGTGCCATTATAAATGTCTAACCCTGTATTAGGACTTAAAATGTTTACACCAAAGTTACCAGCTTCCGTTAAAGAAACAAATCCGCTTTGGTTTAACAAGGTTAAATTCCTTGCTGGTGCAGTTCCCAACTTTTCAGTAGCTATTAAGTTGCCGTATGTTGAATCAGTACCGAATCCGATACCATTATAGTTTGCGTTGTCATTTTTAAGCAACAAAGAGTAACCGCTATCAGTCCCAGCATTTGCTCCGATAGTTGCATTAGGAACTGAAGTATTAACTCCAAGTCTATTAGTAGAAGCATCGTAGTTAAACGCTGCCTCACTTGTAATGCTTGTAGGACTATTGAAATAAGCAATTTGTGTACTATTTCCTGTTCCTGTAATTGGGTCAGTTATTGTGTTTTGCTTGTTATTAAACGTACTCCAATCCGTTGAACTTAACTTACCAGTATTTGTAGCCGAAGCCACTGGAAGGTTAAAAGTATGAGTAGCTACGCTTGAAGATATCCCAAAGTCCGTTCCGCTTGTTCCTGTCGCAAAGAATTGGTTTTGTCTTGTAAGGTTATTTAAAGAGATTAATCCTTTTGAGAAAGTAGTAATTACTTGACACAAGTGATTGTTTTCAGTATGTAAAGTAACTGTTCTACCACTTACGTTTACATAGATTCTAATCGCAATTCTATCCGTAACAGTCAATACACTTTGAGCAACTGGTATTGCAAAATAATAAGGGTTAATTACAGTTCCTTGATTAATGTACTCTGGAACTCCAACGCTTGTACCTATTAAGGTAAAAGTTGTGCCATCATATTTATAAACCTCTGCATAAACAAAAGGGTTTCCTGAATTGTTGTTTACACTAAAATAAAACTCACAATTAAAGTTACCAGCTGGTACTTCTAATAAAGCTGGGTCATTAGCATCAGTTATGTAACTTGCTACATATCCATTTGAAGATATAGCAATATCAGTTCCAGCACCAGCAATAGGTGTTTTGCCTAATTGTCTATAAGCAACCCCTCCGATTGTACCTTGACTTACACTTGAGTTAAGATAATAAGAAACCGAACTACCTCCACCTGTTGATGTAGGAAAGTCAGCTAAAGTACCATCTCCTCGTACATATTGAGAAGCATCCCCATCTAAAGCGGTTACAACACCACTATTAGCCACTACTGGACCTTGTATATCCCTAATCTTTGCTTCTCCTGTTACTTGTAATTGACTCATAATATTTTATTGAAATAATCCTCTAATATATTCCCCAGATGCTAATGCTCTACCAAAAGTAAGAACTCCTGTCGCACTCACAAACTTCACATCATCTCCAGTTGGAACTCCTGTTGTTAAAATGTTTTGTGCATCCACACCACCTCTTGAAACGTAAAGACAAGCGTAACCTATCGTGTCAGCAAAAGTAATTGATGTTTCTCCACCACTTGCCGTGTAACCTTTTGTTTTAACAGGGTTAGCACCTACGATAATAACACCGCTTGGGTCAACCTCTGTTCCTGTTGTATTGTATGCACCGCTACCTTGTAAACTTACGTTATAAGTAGCCACATCCTTTTGAGGTGCATTTATTGATAAACTTGATATATTACAAATTCCGTTAATAATTGTTAAACCATCAACTCCATTATCAACCACAAACTTAATTTCTATTGGTGTTCTTGATAATTGCTTCTCAAGCATAAACAAATAAGAAAAACCACTCAAAATAATCAACCCATCACAGGTAACATTCCAAGTAGCTACATCGTTTTTATATTCACGAAACCAAGCACTTGACTGGCTTGTTACCTCTTTTTGGTCTACGCTTACATTAAAAGCACAATTTGTACTACAAGCAAATGCAACATCCACCTCTGGGTCTACATCTGTTCTATGCCAATAAAGCATTACGTTATTTCCTATTACTGCTCCCATATTACAAATTTAATCAATTATCCGAATGTTTCTAATATTTCCCCAGCACCACTTATTCTGTATGCTTGGAAGTAAGTATCTGTTACTAAAACCTTCCACCAAATATTTGCACCATTAAATCCAACAATTAAGAACTCACTTGAATAGAAGAAATCTCCAACTGAAGGAACACCAGCTTGTTCTAAATAAACTAAGTTACTTGTTAAAGGTGCAGCCAAAGCAGCTTCTTTAGTTACATAACCATTAGACCTAAAGTGTCCAAATCCAGTTAATTCTCTTGATAATGGATTAGTATCATAAACTGTGTTCATAGTAGTTACTATGTTATTAGGATTTATGTCTAATAAAGTAGCCGTTATAACATCATTAGGTAAATCTATTGTTGAATTACCTATTATGTATTTTTTATTTGTTACGCTTATTTGAGCAGGGTCTAAATCAGTTGCCGTTATTCTCATTGCACCACTAAATCTACCATCATCCGTTTCCATACCCATAAAAGAAGCATCCAAGTTAATAATGTTTTTATTTAAGCAGTTTGAATATTGCTTAACTACTAACTCACTTAAACTTCTATATTTTTCATCTGGATATTCTTGTCTGTACCAATCAATCAACATACCACCATTTGAATCGCTTATATATCCTGTGTAGTTATATTTAGCATCATTAATGTCATTAAATCCCATTGGCAAGTCAATATTTAAAACATATTCCTCTACATCGTTTATATAACTTTCGGTAGTAACCTCTTTAAAGAAGCTATCTATCTTTAAGTTAAAATTGCTTATTTCACCTTGCTTAACTGTGTTTTTCCAAAAACCAGCCGAATTACTGCACATAATAATCTCCATATATAAAGAACCAAAAATAGGACAAGGTGCAGCTTCTATTGTAAAATTTACTACTGGCGAAGAACCATAATAAGGATAATAATAATAATGGTCATTTGGGTTTACGGCAATAGACCAACCTTTATCTTGATTTAAAAAATACGAATTACCACCGACAGGTTGTACTTGTAACTTTAAAAGGAATAATGCATTTGGTGTTCCAGATACAGTTCCTAATGTTGCAAAATCAAATGATAATTTTATTATTTCACTTGGATTTATAAATGGTAAGTTATTTGCAGTTACAGATGAAAAGTGTGGGTTAGCAGTTGGATAATCAATAATCCAAGAATTGAATTTTTTTTCTGGTGCTGATTTAACATATATTGTTCCACCATTTCTATTTGCTAACCAAGAAAAAGCATTGCTTACTGTTGGACTTACTACTGTAAATGTTTTAAGATTCCAGTTTGTAATGTAGTTATTAGGATATTCAACAACCTTATTAAACCTAATTTTATTATAACCCTTTTTAATTAACTTAAATTGACTATTGTCTACAAAGTATAAACCGCTTGTATTGCTTGAAAAACCTTGTATTTCATTTGTATCACTTATTATTGTGTCATCAAATATAGTACCATCACTATTGTAAATAGTTGCATAATATGAATCTTGTGCAAATTGTGTTAAAGGAACTATGTAAAAGTTTCCTTTTGCTTGAAATAATCTTGAACCAAATGATTTAACAATTCTTGTTAATACATCAAGACAATTAGTTGCCGTTTGATTTTCATTAATAAATGTTGCATAGTTAATATAAGATTGAGCCAAACCATCAGCAGCTGGGTCATCAGTTCTATTATCCATATCTTCTGAATAAAAACTTACACCGCTAATAATCTTATAATCTATTGGGTAATTTATTTGACCTAAAGCAATTGTTATAAAATCTTTTGCGCTTTCTACATATACTAACTCGGTTTCATCACTTAATGGCAATGGTATTGTTTCTAACATACCTAATCCATCAATAGCATTAAAATATAAATCTTTGCGACCTGTTGAAAATACATATTGAACGTTATCACTTAATACCCATCCTATAAAATCTACATTTGCACCACTTAATAATTCAACAAAGTACTTTCTATCATTTAATGTAGTAAAGTCAGGCATATCTTCTACATTGTCAGTAACATCTATTGCCACACTTAATTGGCTTACATATATTGGCTCAAAAGCATCATCGCTTCTTGGTATATATTGCAATTGTAAACTTATACAAGGATATTCTATAATCTCTCCATCGTAACCATCCTCATAAATATTTAATACACTTGTAACATCCGATTTAGTTGCTGCCGTGATTCTATATTTTATTTCGTATGCCATTAGTATCCTCGTCTTATATTTAAGTTATTGTTTGCTCTTTGAGTTGCTAAAACCAAATCAGAACCTTTTAATACAAATTGACCTTGTGATGCATTGTTATTAGACATTGAACCAGCATTAAATGTTGAATTTGGATTTACACCACCAGCTACCGCACCTACCGCTTGCATACCACCAGCTGCTTTTCCAATAATACCCAAAGCAGTAAACGCACCTTCTAATGCTGGAAATGCTTTCATAATTGCCTTAAATATCAATGCTTGTATTACCATAGCTGCAATATTTCTTGCTATTTGACCAAACATATTTGCAATTGCTTCTAAAGGATTTTCTCCCTCTTGCATTGCATCATACATTTGAAATAAAGCATTTGTTACAGTTCCAGATAGTGTTTGTGCAAATTGCTGATATTGTTGTGTTAATTCTTGTAAATCTTTTTGTTCTGTTTTAAATTTATCTGCTACATTCTTTTCTTTAATACCAAGAAAGAAAGTTTCATATTTATTTCTTGCTTCCTCTAATTTTTTTTGACTTATTGCAAAAGTATCTTCTGGAGTTTCAAGTTGTGGATTTAGTAAATCAAATGATTTATTTCTTAAACGAATTAAATCAGCTATTTCTTTTGATGATAAATTTTTATCTTCTTTAAGAGCTTTTGGTGCATCATATTCATTTGGAACTTTTATATTTTTTGATAATTCAATTAAATCAGTAAATAACTTCTTCCTTGTTTTAAATAAACCATTTAATTCAGTTTCTTCCTTTTTTTGTTTAATAGTTTCATTTAATCCTTGATTCCTTAATTCAACATCAGTTTTTCTTGTATTTGCACTATCTTTTAAAATCTTACCTGTTGCAGCAATATCTTTAGCATCTTGTGTTAAAGTTAAACCTTGTCTTTTTAATATTTCTTCAGTTACTTGTTCTAATTCTTTTTGTTTTATTTTAACAAGTATTAAAGAACTTAGATTAGATATATATGTATCATACGCAGTATTCAATCCTTCAACCGCTCCTTTTTCAAGTGTTAAAGCATTAAATATCTCTGGGTTTATTTTTTTTAATGCCTCTAATGCTTTTACTTTTCTATTTCTTGTTTCATTTTCATTTTGCAATACTGCAACTAAACTTGAAACTTGTGTTACTTCTTGTGCAGTTGAAGAATATACTTGGTCAATAGCATCTTTTTGCTCTTTTATCCTATCAGTATTTTCTTTCGTTTTTTCCGCTGCCGCTTTTTGAGCAGCACTTGATTGAAACAACTTATCTCCAAATGTTACTAATAAAGAAGATGCAACACCTAAAGCTAATCCAATACCTGCTGGACCCATTAAGTTTTGTGCCATTGCTTTTAATGCAGCACCAGAACTACCAGCATCTTTTTGTAATCTTTGGAACGATTCTAATAATGGATTTAAGTTATTCGCAATACCTATGAATCCGTATGGAGCATCTTGTGCAACTCTTGATAAGTTTGATAAAGCAAAAGTCGCTTGATTGCTAACATTACCAAAATTTTGCATTTCTGTTTTTAAGCCTTTAGAAGTCTTAATAAAGTTTTGCAAATTTGCTGCTGCTTCAGCAGTATCAGCGGTTATAGTCAGTTTTAACGTTTCTTGTGCCATTTTATTAATTTACACCATATAACTTTAATGTTCTTGCTAACTGCTCATTGGTTAAATATGTCTTTTCTTCTTCTATATTTACATTGTCAAGCTCTGGTATGCTCCAAAATGATTTAATGCTTTTTGGACTTTTCTCGGTTGTGTTACTTAAGTATATAATATAGGCGAGGTTTCTTGTCCTCGCCCATTCGTTTAACTCGTTTCTTTCCTTTCCCATTACAATAACAGAAAAGTCCTTCCAAGTCATATCCCAAAATTCATTTGGTCTTATCCCACATTCAGCAGCCTTAACTAATACATCATCCCAATTTAGCTTTATTAGGCTTTTTTTTTTCTTCTTCT